CCTTTAAAAGAGGATTCAACTCCAGAAAATCCAATTAGACGTTTCATTATTGGTCCACAAATTTTCCAAATTATTAAAGGAGCATTAATGGATCCTGATATGAACGAACTTCCAACAGACTATACGCAAGGTGTTGACTTTAGGTTAACTAAAGCATCTAAAGGTGGATATGCTGATTACTCTACATCAACATGGGCAAGAAGAGAACGTCCATTAGATGAATCTGAGTACAAGGCAATTGAAACTAATGGCTTATTCAATCTTAAAGATTATTTGCCTAAGAAGCCTAGCGAAGTTGAAGTAGGTGTTATCAAAAAAATGTTTGAATCATCTGTTGATGGTGAAGCATATGACATGGAGGCTTTTGGTCAATACTTTAGACCAGCAGGCGTAAGTGCAAGAACAGGTGATCCTGTGAAAGCAAGTACTCCAACTCCAAAAGCTGAAGAGCCAAAGGCAGAAGAGCCAAAGGTTGAGGCAGTAGCACAGACATCTGCACCAGCAGAAGCACCAGCGGAACCAAAAGCGGATAATAACAAGGCAGAAGATATTCTCGCAATGATTAGAAACCGCCAAGGAAACTAATAAACAATATACAAGGGGTTGTTTAGGCAACCCCAAGTATATGGATTAAGGAGTAATAATGGCTAACAAGGCATTTGACGTTTCTAAGTTTCGTAAAAACTTAACTAAATCTATTACAGGAATGAGTGCAGGATTTCATGATCCTACTGATTGGATTAGTACAGGTAACAAAGCACTCAACTATCTTGTGTCAGGAGACTTTAACAAAGGTGTTCCACTAGGCAAAGTAACTGTGTTTGCAGGTGAATCAGGATCAGGTAAATCTTATTTTTGTGCAGGTAATATTGTAAAAGAAGCACAGAAGCAAGGCATATTTGTTGTTTTGATTGACTCTGAGAACGCACTTGATGAAACTTGGTTACAAGCATTGGAAGTTGACACAGATGAAAAGAAATTACTAAAACTTAATATGTCCATGATTGATGATGTTGCAAAGACAGTATCAACGTTTATGAGTGATTACAGAGATATGGCGGAAGAAGATCGTCCAAAAGTATTGTTTGTGATTGATTCTTTGGGTATGTTATTGACTCCAACAGATGTTGATCAGTTTACAAAAGGTGACATGAAGGGTGATATGGGTAGAAAACCCAAAGCACTAACGGCACTTGTAAGAAACTGTGTTAATATGTTTGGTAGTCATAATGTAGGACTAGTGGCAACTAATCACACGTATGCATCACAAGATATGTTTGATCCAGATGATAAGATATCAGGTGGTCAAGGATTTATCTATGCATCAAGTATTGTTGTTGCGATGAAAAAGCTCAAACTTAAAGAAGATGAAGATGGTAAAAAGGTAACTGACGTAAGAGGTATCAGAGCCGCTTGTAAAGTTATGAAAACAAGATATGCAAAACCATTTGAATCAGTACAAGTAAAAATTCCATATGAACAAGGCATGGATCCTTACAGTGGACTTGTTGATTTATTTGAGAAAAAAGGACTACTTACTCAACAGGGTAATCGACTTAAATACGTAGATTCTATGGGGAAAGAACACTTGAATTATCGAAAAGACTGGTCTGGTGAACAACTAGAGCTAATTATGAGTGACTTCGAAAAGTTATCCACAGAAGAATCTGTAGAAGAAGTTGAAAAACAACCTGAGGAGTAAGGACAAATGGATGGTTCACAGATAATCGAGTTTTGGCAAGTATTTAAAGAATACATTGACAAAAAACACATCGAAACTGTTGCTGAAAGATATGTAGATTTATGTGCAGACTTTGGTACAGACGATGAAGCATTTCGAGATGCACTAGGCTCAGATAATGAACTTGATAAGGCAATTGGTTATTACTTGGAAGAAGATGTAGAACTAGATGAAGACACAGAAGAGGATTATTAATGGGATGGTATTCTGATATAGCAAAAGACATCAGCAAGATTCCTGACGCCATACAATACTTTGAAGATGAATTGGATGCCGCAAAGGCACAAATCAGAATCAAAGGAAATGTAGAACGTGCGGCGGCTGAAATGCCTGGCATAGTTGAGCAAAGGTTCAACCAATTGCAAGAGCTTGAAGCAATATTAGAATACTTGAACATTGAACTCAGAAGACTGCGTAGTTCATTCTTCAAAAAATATTTAGAAAATTATGCACGAGCATTAAGCAGTAGAGACGTTGAAAAGTATGTTGACGGTGAAGCTGACGTTGTTGATTATGAAAAGATAATTAATGAATTTGCATTAATGCGTAATAAATGGTTAGGCGTAACAAAGGCACTAGATCAAAAACAATGGCAACTCACAAACATAGTCAAGTTAAGAGTTGCAGGCATGGAAGATGCCAGCTTATAAACATAACTAAAGGAAAAAAAATTATATGAAGTTAAGCGAAACCAAGCCTGCTTGGGAACAACAAGCAAGTGAAAATGTAACACGTCAATATGGAGGTAACGTTCGACCTACTATTGATCACTTTGAACGGACATCATTACCTGGCGAAAGACAAAGATTACAAAAATGGGATATGATTCCTTCAGCTGACTTTGTACAGAGAATTGCGGGTGAGTTTGTAAAACAAAATTCACAAGATTTATTTAAGGACAAAAACGTAATACTTTTCAGTTTACCAGGAGCATTCACTCCTGTGTGTTCGTCAAAGATGCTACCTGCATATGAAGAAATGTATGATAGATTTAAAAATGCTGGCATTGATGAGGTTTATTGCGTATCTGTAAATGATGGATTCGTAATGAATGCTTGGGCAGAATCATTAGGCATTGAAAAAGTAAAAATGTTAGCAGATGGTAATGGAGATTTTACTGACTCTATGGGTATGCTTTGTTCAAAAAGAGGCAAAGGATTTGCAATGAGATCATGGAGATACAGTTGCTACATTAAGAATAATATCATAATGGAAGCCTATGTGGAACCAGGATTCAATCACAAAGACGAAGACAATGATCCATACGAAGTGTCTGACCCAGAAACAATAGCTCAATTCATCGAAGCAGAAAATAGATAGACACTTAAATACAACTATGAAAGTTGTATTAGTTACAGGTGGATTTGATCCTTTACATTCAGGACACATTTCTTATTTCAAAGAAGCAAAAAAGCTCGGCGACAAATTAGTCGTTGGGCTTAATAGTGACAAATGGCTGGCACGTAAGAAAGGAAAACCTTTCATGCCAATTCAAGAACGTGTTGAAATAGTAAAAAATTTACAAATGGTAGACGATGTCTTATGCTGGGACGATGATGACGATAGTGCCTCTGGTGCAATTTTTAAACTAATGGCTACGTCTGGATACAACTGTGATATTGTGTTTGCTAATGGTGGCGACAGAACAAAAGACAACATACCTGAAATGAAACTTTGGTCGGACAAAGTTGAATTTGTATTTGGTGTTGGAGGCAGTCATAAACAAAATTCAAGCAGTTGGATATTAGAAGAATACAAACATCCTAAAACAAAACGCAACTGGGGTTGGTATAGAGTGCTAGATGACAAGCCTGGTTACAAGGTAAAAGAATTAGTAATAAGTCCAAAGTCAAAATTAAGTATGCAACGTCATTTTAAACGTTCTGAACATTGGTACGTTTTAAAAGGCAGTTGTGATGTACTTACTGATGGCAAAGCTGGACTACAAACTGTTACATTAAAAGCTCTCACACATGGTTATGACATAGGCAAAGAAGTTTGGCATCAAGGCATAAATGAAACTGATGAACCTTGTCACATACTTGAAGTACAGTATGGAGAAGAATGTACTGAAGCTGACATAGAAAGAAAATAATGAAATCTTGGCAAACCTATCAAAATTGTAAAAGTGCAGTTGATCAGGCATCTGAATTCAGCATGACAAGTGGCACTAGACTTGCACACACATTTTATACTATTAAGGAACTAGACGAACAAAACATACAAGGTGACATAGTAGAATGTGGAGTTTGGAAAGGTGGACAAATCATTGTGTCCTGGTTAGCCAACACAAACACCAATAGAAACTTTTGGTTATATGATACATTTGGAGGAATGACGCAACCAACAGATGCAGATTACAAAATAAACAAAGATGGCACAATAGGTTATGCAAAAGACAGTCCCAAAGCCAAATGGGGAACTGCACAATGGTGTAGAGCTGAAATAGAAGAAGTGGAACAAAACTTATACAAATTTTCAATGCCACCTGCTAAAATAAATTTTATTAAAGGTGACGTTTGTAGGACACTGAATGATACAACTAATATACCAAACAAAATTGCATTTTTAAGACTTGATACAGATTGGTATGAGTCTACATTGAAAGAATTACAAGTATTATGGCCAAGAGTAGTGCCAGGAGGATACATGGTTTTGGACGACTATCATTCTTGGCAAGGTAGCAAACAAGCCTTTCATGAGGTTCTTGGACCAAGTGTTAACATAAGTATTATTGACGAAACTTCGGTTTATATTAGGAAGGACCAATAGTATGAATAGTTTGACTGTCATTTTTTTAGCAACATTATTCTACGTAAACACTCCTGACGTTAAAGAAAACTTATACAGTTGGCAAATACAATTTTCGGATTACCAACAATGCGAACAGTTCTTTGATATCTACGGAGACAAACTATTGAATGGTGTTATGAATCATGGCAAGATGGTTTACGGCAAAGACGTAGGAGTCGAATATTTGTCCTGTGCAGAAGTTATCATTGATCCTACACAGACAAGACCACAAGTTGTTGGTCAGAAAGTTATGTATGAAAAATAAAGTTTTTGTTGGTTATGACACTAGAGAAGATATTGCTTATCAAGTATGTGAACACTCATTAAAACGTTTCAACACAGAAACAGAAGTCATACCTTTAATCCAAAAAGATTTAAGAGATCAAAAATTGTATTGGCGTGAAGTTGATAAACTTGCAAGTACAGAATTTACGTTTACAAGATTTTTGATTCCTCATTTATGTAATTACAAAGGTTGGGCTTTGTTTTGCGACAGTGATGTTGTGTTTTTAGAAAATGTAGATAATTTATTTGCATTGGCAGATGACAAGTATGCTGTGATGTGTGTGCAACATGATTACACGCCAAAGCCAGGCATCAAGATGGACGGACAAGTGCAAACTGTCTATCCAAGAAAGAATTGGAGTTCTGTGGTTTTATGGAACTGTGGACATCCTAGTAATGAGAAAGTTACTATCGATAGTGTAAACAATCCTAATTATGATGGAAAATATTTTCACAGATTTAGTTGGTTGAAAGACAGTGAAATAGGAGAACTACCAAAGGATTGGAACTACCTGGTAGGTTGGTATGATGATGGAACACCAAGAGCCTTGCATTATACCGAAGGTGGTCCTTGGTTTAAAGAATATAGAAACTGTGATTATCATCAGGTATGGAAGGACGCATTATTCCAAATGATGGAGAACAAAGGTGAGTGAAGGACTTGGAGAATGGGATCCTAGAGTGTTACCAAATAGATTAAAAGAATTAATTGATGAAATAATTTATTCTGTAGCCGTACAGGATAATTCTAAGGCTATAAGAGCCATTACGGATATGTTTAGTGATGTAAGAAATCCTAAATTAATTTGCATAGACAGTGGTATTAAAAAAGTAGAAAAGAAAGTAAAAGGTTCTTTTGGTATAGTTGATGCTTTTGTTATGGCAATGGCATTAGGCAGTGGCGGAAAATACATAAGAGCAGATGACATAAATGACTACTGGGCTCATCCAGCCCCGTTCCTTGTGAGAGGGCTAGGCAAACAAAAAATAATCAAAGAATGTATTGCCCGAGGCAAAGACTTTTATTTCATGGACACAGGTTACGTTGGTAACAATCCAAGCACAAATAATCCAAACGGCAAAAAAATTTATCACAGAATAGTAAAGAACGCATTACAAAATCTCCATATGCCTGAGAAAGAAGGCAACGAGCATTTGTATGGTGGCGAACGTTGGAAAAGACTAGCAATACCATTTAAGGACAATGTTCCTGGAAGGAAAATATTGATTGTTCCTCCAAGTGAAAAAGTAATGAAATACTTTGAAAGAGATTTGGATCAATGGATAAATGAAACTATATTAGAAATAAAGAAACATACATCAAGACCAATTGAAGTACGTAAAAAGCCAAGCAGGGAAGACAGAGTATCTGTCAACACAATAGAACAAGCCCTTGATGATGATGTACATTGTATGGTAACCTTTAACAGTATTGCGGCACTTGAAGCTATGATATATGGCAAACCTGCAATAGTATTAGGTCCTAACTGTGCTCAAGACTTATGTGAAAAACGTTTAGAAAGAATAGAATTTGTAAAACATCCAGGAAGAAAACAACTTACTTGGCTGTGTAGATATCTAAGCAATAATCAATTTACATATGATGAGATGTTAAGTGGATATGCTTGGCAACAGTTAGGAGCAGGTAAATGAGAGTTGTTGGATACACAAAAGTAATACCACCTGGAGCAAAAGCAAACAATAAGCCCCAAAAAGAAAATCATAAACTTGATATAATAAAAAATTTTATCACTGGAGTTAGAGAAGCTGGTGATAATGGATTGGTATATGATGGTTATGAAATGTTAGATTGTGACGTAGCAATGATGCAGGGCTTTGTTCATGATAAGTCAGCACACGTTCCTCATATACAATTACGAAGAAACATAGCAAGTAACACAAGAAACAAATGGTTTATAACTGCTGACAGCAATTTATTTTTATACAAAGCAAAACAAAATGCACCACATCATTATTTAAGATACAGTATAAATGGAGTATTCAATGATACAGGTGTTTATTGTAATAACGAATACACAGATCAAAATTGGTTAAACATACAAAGAGATTTAGGAGTTAGTTTAAAGCCTTGGTCTATAAATGAAAGAGATACTGTATTACTTTGTTTACAACGTAATGGCGGTTGGAGTATGAAAGGTAAAGATGTTGTATCTTGGGCAAATCATAAAATTGCACAGATTAGACAATATACTACACGCCCAATAATTGTTAGACCACATCCTGGAGACAAGAAGGCTCCTGAATATGTAAAACAAATTGTAGGCGATAATGTCAGAGTAAGTTTTGGTGAACACATAGAACATGATCTTGCTCATGCGTTTTGTACAATAGGATTTAACAGTTCACCTTTGGTAGCGAGTGTAATAGAAGGTGTTCCAATTATAGTAGAAGATCCAAAGTCAAGTCAAGTTGAAGAAGTGTGTCATACAGATTTATCTCAAATGAATAATTTACAAACATTTGATAGAGAAGCTTGGATTAGAAAAATTGCACAATGTCATTGGAGTTTTGCAGACTTACGTAGTGGGATTGCTTGGCAATGGATGAAAAAATATTTGAAATGAAACTAGTTGATACAAAAGAAGTAGAAGGTATAGGTAAACTGTACAAGTGCGAACACGAGGAAAGTCCGATGTTAGGCATTGAAGGAAAGCCTTTTAAGAATTTTACAAAATACACATTAGACTGGGATTGGAAAAAATTAGACAACGAAATATGTTTGATGTTAGCAAAAAATCCTTTGGATAAATGGCCAAAGGTAGGAGGCAGTATGCCACCAGAACTAAAACAATATGGTAAGTTTGAAGACGAAGCACTAATGGAACATACACATGATATACCTGCAGGTTTCACACAAAATGAAGTGAGAAAATTTTTTTATTTCAAACACAGAACAAATTTACCTTGGTTCTTTGTAGTTGATGTAAAAGAAAGTTCATTTGCGGATAATATGAATGATACATCAGATTGGAATGACGATTTAGGATTAGGTTACCTGAAAGAATGTGTATACAATGATTTACCTTTCAAAGAAATTGGTAGATGTGTTATATATGGATCATGGGCAAATAGTATTGTTCCATGCCATAGAGACACGTTACTAGACAAAGAAGTAGCTGATACTATTAACTTCCACCCAGGAGGTTATAGACCCGTGTACGTGTACGATAGCTTGAATAAACAGAAGTTTTACGTGCCAGAAGGAGACTTACAGTACAAAGCATATTCATATAATACTAAAGACTATCACGGCGTAGATTCTATGCCTTATTTTAGTTATACAGTAAGAGTAGATGGGAAATTTAAATAATGTTAAATGTAACTTGCGTAACAACTTTTCATGAACCTGGGCTCAAACAGTATGGGCAAAGGTTTATAGATTCATTTTCCAAACAGGTTGATCCTAAAATAAAACTTATTGTCTATGCAGAAAAGTGTCACCCTATTTCAAATGATCCAAGAATAGAAATCAGAGATGCAGATAACACACTACCTGATTTGCAAACATTCAAACGCACTTGGAAAGATGTGCCTAAAGCAAATGGCAAATGTCCTTGGCCTGCAAGAAGACCAAGAGATAATCATAAAGAATTTAAATGGGACGCAGTTAGATTTGCAAACAAAGTGTATGCTGTTTTTGAAACTGCAAAAGATCCAAACATTGATATTTTAGTTTGGATGGACGCAGACACGTTTGTACACAGTCCTATTACATACACAGAATTTAGAAATTTAGTTCCACAATCACAATGGTTGCACTACTTAGGTAGAAACAAAAAATGGCCAGAGTGTGGATTCTATGGACTTACATTACGCACCGAAGGAGCAAATGCTTTCTTACAGGAGTTTCAACGTGTGTATGACGAAGCAGAAAACAATGGTATCTTCAACATGGAAGAATGGCACGATAGTTATGTGTTTTGGGAAGTATTGAAAAAAATACAACCCAAACATCCTAACATTAAAGACTTCAGTGGTCATCTTATTAATGGTGAAGGCCATCCACTTATTAACTGTGAACTTGGAAAATACTTTGATCATCTTAAAGGTGTAAGAAAAGAAGAAGGTAAGAGTAGACAAAGAGATTTGTTAAGTCCACGCACTGAATCATATTGGCAAGGATAAAAAATGGATAAAAGAGTTTTTGAAATATTAGATAAAGAAGTAGATAGGCAAACGTCTACTATAGAATTAATTGCAAGTGAAAACTTTGCATCACAAGACGTAATGAAACTAGCGGGTTCGGTGTTTACAAACAAGTATGCTGAAGGATATCCAGGCAAAAGATACTATAATGGTTGTGAACACATGGACAGCATTGAACAACTTGCAATAGATCAACTGAAAGAATTATATGGCTGTGAATTTGCAAACGTGCAACCACATTGTGGAGCAAATGCCAACACAGCAATTTATCTTGCTTTTTTAAAACCAGGTGATAAAATACTAGGCATGGATCTTGCAAGTGGAGGTCATTTAAGCCATGGTGCTCCTGTCAACATATCAGGCAAAGTATATGAAGCACATCATTATGGTGTTGATGAAAAAGGTTGGTTAAGTTACCCAGAAGTAATGGCAAAAGCACAAGAGATAAGACCAAAAATGATTATTGCAGGAGCAAGTGCATATCCAAGAGCTATTGATTTTAAAATGTTTAGACACATAGCAGATAAGGTAGGTGCATACTTATTGGTAGACATGGCACACTACTCAGGATTGATTGCCGGTAATGCCTATCCAAGTCCAGTGCCTTATGCAGACTTTGTAACAAGTACAACACATAAAACTTTGAGAGGTCCTAGAGGCGGAATCATACTATGGAACAATCCAGACTACACAAAAAAAATTAATAGTGCAATATTTCCAGGCACACAAGGTGGACCATTGATGAATATTATTGCCGCAAAGGCACAGGCATTCATCGAAGCAAACACGGATGATTTCAAGGATTATTCTGCCAAGGTAGTTGCTAATGCACAGGCAATGGCAAGAGTGTTTAAGGAAAGTGGATACAAATTATTAACTGACGGAACTGATAGTCATATACTACTATTGGATCTAAGTGATACAAAATGGTCAGGTAAAGAAGCCGCTGATCTATTAGAAGAAAATGGCATAACTGTAAACAAGAATGGGGTACCTAATGATCCAAGATCATTTGTAGAGACAAGTGGTATAAGAATAGGCACAGCCGCTGAAACAACAAGAGGTCACGACGAGGCTTGGTTCGAAGGACTTGCAGGGAAAATAGTAACCCTTCTATCATGAAGTTTAGTTTATTTAGAGATTATGGTGCACAAAATAGCAAACCAGTATTTGACGCCTTTGCTGATAGTCTTAGCAGTAATGGTCATGTGGTCGTTGATAATACTTACGACTGTGACGTTGGTGTTATTTGGAGCGTTCTTTGGAATGGTAGAATGGCTCCTAACAAAAAAGTATGGGACGATTTCCATGCACACAATAAAAAAATAATTGTACTAGAAGTTGGTGGATTAATACGTGGTACCACTTGGAAAGTTGGTGTTGGCGGAATTAATCGAGAAGCATACTTTGGTCCAAAAGGGAATGACAACACAAGAGCTAAAAAATTAGGACTTGAACTGAAACCTTGGGACAACAACGGAGACAGCATAGTTATAGTAGGACAACATGAACGTTCACATCAATGGCGTAACAATCCAAGTATGTCGAGTTGGGTAAGTGAACAAATCAGAAAAATAAGAGAACACACAGACAGAGATATAATTTGGAGACCTCACCCAAGATTTCCTGTTACCAACTTGGAAGAAGATTTTAAAAATGTTTATCGACAAAATCCTGTGCAAGTACAAGACACATATGACGACTTTGACTTCAGTTGTAGTGGTGCTTATGCAGTAATCAATCATAGCAGTAACCCTGCTACACATTCAGTAATCAATGGTGTGCCTGTATTTGTTAGCCAAGCAAGTCTAGCCTATGAAGTAGGCAATCCAAATTATGATACCATCAATGATCCTTTACGTCCTGACAGAACACAATGGCTTAATGACATAGCACATACAGAATGGACATTGGAGGAAATTGCTGGTGGAGAACCACTAAAACACTTGACTTCTGTGCTATAATATCGTATAATATACGAATGCACAATAGAGCCATATCCAAAAAAGCACTTAATACTGAGGACTGTTTAGAAATAGCGGCTGGTATTTCTGACCTTAAATATCATCAAGATCCTGACATAAACGTAGTGCAAGGATTCAAATTGCACAAAGACAATGCTAATATAATGTTTAGTATTGCAAAACAAGTGTTCAGAGGTGTTGCTCTCACGGACAAACAATATGTACTTGCAAAAAAATTATTACTTGAATATTATCAAGATCAATTTGAAGCACACGGTATTGATCTAAAAGAAGCAGTTGAAAAACTTAGAAGTCCTTTACGTAAAATTGATAGCAGTCATTGGATCAAACGTGTCAAAAGAAAAGACAGATATAATTTTGAACATGATACCGTTGCGATTAGATTTCCGTTTAACAAGAAAGTTATCAAGTATATAGAAGAATTAAAAAACAACAACGATAAAGAATATGCTTATGACAAACACACACATTATTTTCCTTATAAAGAAAAGTACATTTGGAAATTAGTTAACATAGCAAACAAATTTGAAAACAAATTTGAAATAGATGAAGCAGTATTAAATGTTTATGATGTCCTAAAATCATTTAATCAAAACCCACAAGATTACATTCCAGGCATATACAATTTTAATTTTAAACATTTGCCTGAAAAAGCACAGGACATTTGTTTGTTAGAATTAGGACAACCAAACTATCAAAACTTGTATCAATATTATGATAGAAAAGATTACTATGGATTAGTACACTTTGATGAAACAGCATTATCAAAAAGCAGAAAAAATCTTACTACATTAACGAATAAAGTTTTGAATCGTGAAGGAAATTTAATTTGTGTTAATTCAAAAACTTGGCAAGTATCGCAAGTGCTTGAAATGGTTGATGAGTTGAAAAGATATCCTTTGTTAATTCTTTTGGATCAGAACAAGTGTTACGAGGAATTGAGTTTGCTTAATTCACTGTTTACAAATTACGTTCCAAGGAATGAAATGTCCGTTATGTTTAGAATGGACACAAAGAAGGGTAATAACGCAATACAATTTAACCGTTATGTCACTACCTGGGGCTTAAATAATAGTGTTGACAAAAACACAAGAATAGTGTATATTAGTAATAATAAAGTTCCTAAACCATTATTGAAAAAAGGTTTTAGGCCAAAAGGCATTTTCCAAATAGGCAGTAAGAAAACACCACACACTATTAATGATTACGTCCACGGACATGATTTTATAATACAATATGATCAAGACGTGAGTCCACATTATGGGTATGGATATTATAAAGCAGATATGATATGATAAGTTGTAGAATAGTAATACAAGATGAAGTTAACGTCAAGGTAGAAAATTTACCTGTAGAATATAGACGTAAGATTGCAAACAAGCTAAAGTTCCAGGTGCCTTATGCACGTTATCTTCCACAATACAAACTAGGGAGATGGGATGGAAATATATCTTTTTTCGGAATTGGTGGTAGTGGTTATGTTAATCATATGGATGTCATTGTAAACACACTTGTTGATGCAGGAGTAGAGATTGCAGAAATCAAAGACAACAGAGTTAAACATGACCTTACTTTTAACACCATAGACGAAAACTATTGGCAAGGCAAGACTTGGCCTAAAGGACACCCTGCAGAGGGTGAGCCAATAGTGTTAAGAGATTATCAAGTAGAAGTAGTAAACAAGTTTATACAAAATCCTCAATGCTTACAAGAGGTTGCCACAGGAGCAGGTAAAACAATCATCACTGCAACACTATCGCACTTATGCGAGAAGTTGGGTAGGACAGTGGTAATTGTTCCTAACAAATCATTAGTAACACAGACAGAAGAAGATTATGTAAACTGTGGATTAGATGTTGGCGTGTACTTTGGAGATAGAAAAGAACTAGGTAAGACACACACAATTTGTACTTGGCAAAGTTTGAATATTTTAGATAAGAAAACAAAAGATGGTGAAGCAGTATTAACACTAGCAGAATTTTTAGATGGTGTAGAAACAATTATTATTGATGAAGTACACCAAGCAAAAGCAGAAGTATTAAAAAAGTTATTGACACAAAATTTAAAAAATGCTCCAATACGTTGGGGATTAACAGGTACTATACCAAAAGAACAGTTTGAATTTCAAAGCATATTAGCAAGTATAGGTCCAGTTATAAATCAAATTAGTGCTAAAGAATTGCAAGACAAAGATGTGTTGAGCAAGTGTCATGTTAATATTGTGCAACTGCTTGATACAACTGTTTACAATTCTTATCAAGAAGAATTGAAGTATCTTGTTACAAATAAAGATAGAATAAAATACTTGGCAAAGATGTGTCATGGCATCAAGGATAGTGGCAACACACTTATACTTGTTGACAGGATTAGTGCAGGAGAGCAACTACAAGAAGCAATACCAGATTCAGTTTTTATCAAAGGAGATGTCAAACTCAAAGACCGTAAAGAACAGTATGATGAAATCAAAGAAGCAACAAATAAAGTTCTTATAGCTACATATGGAGTAGCGGCTGTTGGCATTAACATTCCACGTATTTTTAATTTAGTTTTAATTGAACCTGGCAAATCATTTGTTAGGGTAATTCAATCAATAGGCAGAGGTATTAGGAAGGCAGAAGACAAGGACTTTGTGCAAATATGGGATTTGACATCAAGTTGTAAGTATGCAAAAAGGCATTTAACACAAAGGAAAAAATTCTATAGAGAAGCAGAGTATCCTTTTACAATGGAGAAAATTGATTGGTCATGAAAAAATTTACAGTCGATATAAAAGTAGGTGACGAGATTTTAGTAGGACGTTTTAGGAACGTGACTACAAAAATAAAAAGCATAGAGGTTGATGAAAAAGGTCAACCAGTCTTAGTAACAAGTAAAGGACGTAAAAACTTATTCAGTTGCAGGATTAATAAACTAGATCCAGATACAGGTAAACTTACTCCTAATGAAATAATGAAAAAGAGAAAACAATGAGAATATTAACATTAGATAACAAAACGTTTCATCTGAATAACCTGCCATCTGAACTTAAAGATGATGTGAGATTCAGTGTGCTGGATAACAGTAATCCAAAAGAGCCTGACTTCTTTTTTATTCCTTTGATATTTTTAGAAAGTTTTAATTCACCAGCAATGGTTATAGAAATAAACGGACATGAAATAACTATGCCTATTGATTGGCATCTAGCAGTAGGAGATAGTGAAGGAGCAGGAGACATAGAAGTACTTCCGTTAACTAGTTTAAATGACAGAGGCTTTGAAGCATTCCTGTACAATCCATTGACAGGTTATACAATGCAATGGGGTAATGTAAAAATAACAAACTTCTACAATGACATGAAATGGTATTTTCCTAAAACAAAAAATGGACAACTTATTGGCACACCAATCACTGACGGACCTAATCCTTTGTGTGCATGGTTCATCAAGGATATTAGTAGACAAAGCGAAACAATAGATTATGGATTACTCATCTGATAAAATTGTATTAAATTTTTATACAAACCAACAATACGTTTTAGATCAATGTAAGCCTCAACTTGCAAAGAAATGGATACCTGAATGGTGGAAAAAATTACCTGCAAGTAGAACAGAAACAGACTTACACACAGAAGGATCTCCTGTGCCTGTAAGTAGCATGAAACAATGTCCTGCTATAAATGAAATACTTAAACAAGGAGTAATTATTCCTAGCTGGTGTGAACTTCATTTAGAGTGTGGACCAAATGGCCAATTAAATCAAAGAGTGTTTCCAGAACACACAGCATTACTGCCACACGATGAACAAGATTGGAACTTTCACAAGCCAGGATATGCACACGTCAAAGTAGGAAGTCCTTGGTTGTTGAAAGAAGAAACTGGTGTGCAATTTATGTGGATAAAACCAGAATGGCATCATAAAGATCCATTAGCCTATTGGGGTGTACCAGGAATAATTGAATACAAATATCAACACGCACTATTAAACAATATAATGATACCATTCAATTCAAGGGTAAAAATTAACACTGGAGATCCTTGGTTGCAAATCATTCCATTGAGTGATAAACCAATTGAGATCAAATGCCACCTTGTTAGTGCAGAAGAAATGTCAAGGTTAAATACTACTAATATTTCTAGTGTAGGATCTTATGCAAAGTCTATCCACAATAGAAAAAGACAAGAAGAAAGAGACAAACATGAAGACAATTAGTGAAGAATATGTAATTCAGCTAGAACAATTACATGATCAAAAAGCATCATTTGGTGATGCTAAAGGACTTAAACCAATTGCAAAATGGATAGATGAACACAAACCTACAAGTGTATTTGACTATGGTTGTGGCAAAGGTGGTGTAATTCAAGCAGTAAAAGAAAACTATCCAGACATTAGAGCTGTTGGTTGGGATCCAGGACATCCAAGTTTTAAAGAAAGACAACCAGGACCATTTGATATGTTAATAAGCACAGACGTATTAGAACACATTGAACCTGTTTTTTTAGACAATGTTTTGAAAGACATTAACGAAACATTCTCTAAGATTGCATTTTTAATTATAGCAACTAGTCCTGCTAAAAAGTTTTTACCAGATGGAAGAAATGCACATTTAATTGTTGAGACTCCTGGATGGTGGAAAGATAAAATAGAAAAAAATATGCCTGGCGTTAAATTTTTACACAGTGAATTTGTAGAAAAAACAAGAACAGATAAAAAAGGAAAAGTGCAACCTAATAACAAATATATCGTTGTGCTTGGTAAGTAATGGAAAAACTAGAAGGTTATCTAAAAAAGATTCCTGAATTCAAAGGAGCAAATTGGTTAATCAGAACTCCTTTAGCAATAGTTTTCATATTACAAGGATTACAAAAACTACCATTAAATATTGAAGACGCAGAAGCATTTGGCTTGCCAATGACCGTTTGGTTTTTTGTAGCATGGGGTGAATTGTTTGCAGGTATATTATTATTTGTGGGCGGGTTGACTATTGCTTTACGTCCTGGCGTAGGTGATGTGCTTACACGTTTTTCAGGAATAGTAATATGCGGAATAATGACAGGAGTAATACTTATTAGCGAGCCTGAAAGTATAATGTATGTGATACTGTATGAACACTTTCATTTAATGTTATACTGCGGAGGATTGTTCTTTGCATTGAGAGGGAATAGAGTAAAATGAGTTTTACAAATTTAATTACAACTGCCATTGATAGTGTTGTTGATGACATACTCAACAAGCCTAGTCCAACAGTCTGCGAACTAGGTAATCAAAGATTAAAAAATAACAAATCAAGATCAAAACTGTATCAAAGATTAGGTATACACAAAACTCCTACATCAACAAAAGAATTTTTTCTAAATTTAGGTTTTACAAAATATCTTGCAATAGATGTCAACACAGACATGGACGCAGTTGCAATGGACCTTAACACTGACATCAGTAAGCAATATAACTGGACTGAAAAATTTGATTTAGTAACAAACAATGGTACTGGTGAACACGTTTTTAATCAATATACAGTATACAAAAACACACACGATTTAACAAAGGTAGGTGGATATATGATCCACGTACTTCCTTTTTACCGTTGGGTTGATCATGGTTTCTTTAACACACAACCTAACTTGTATCCTTGTTTAGCATTACAAAACAATTATGATCTAAAAGGCTTGTGGATAGGTACAAGTAACGGTGACCGCTTGGAGAAATGTGCAGTGGAAAAATTGCGTAGATACAAAGGTTATAGAAATGATTTTCAACTTGATAGTTGGGAACGTGACCCTATGGTTTGTGCTATCATACAGAAAAAAGTTGATGCACCATTTGAGATTCCACAACAACATTTGTACAGTGGCGAGAATATTACAAGCGATGAGATCGGAAAGAAGTACAAATGAACCTAAGTGTATTACAAAATTTTAATCCTGACCTGCATTTAAAGACAGATCCATTTCCTTACATACACATACCTGAAGTTTTACCATGGGACTTGTATGAAAGATTAGAAGCAGAATATCCTGAACAACATATCACAAAGATGCAAGAAGGCGGCTTTGGTACTGCAAGATATTGCCAACATGAGTTTGATTACAACCATGTCACTCCTTTGTGGAGAGACTTTGCCGCATATCATTCTAGCAAACAATACAAAGATGAGGTGGTAAGAGCATTTAGAAAACCAATGACTGACTTATATCCTAAAGGTAGATTTGCAGAAGACTTATACACAAAATATATAAGATCAGATGTAAGCCCAAGAAGAAATCCAGTAGGTGCAACAGTAAGAATGGAAATGCAATTTGTTGTAAACGCAAAGGATCACATACAGATTAGAACACCGCACGTTGATCAATCAAAAGAATTATTTGCTTGTTTGTTTTATTTTAAGAATCCACAAGATACCAAAGAAGATGGTGGACTTAACATTTATAGAAACACAGCAGGCAAACAATGGCGTAGAGTAACTGGCAGAGAAGCAGTAGCAGAAGACATTGAAGTTGTAGATCATATTCCTTATAAGAGAAATACTATGGCTTGTTTTTTAAATTCTGTGAATAGTTTACATGGAGTTACGCCACGTGAAAATCCAACACACCACAGACGATATGTAAACATAGACGGTCACGTTGTGGAAAAGTTATTTAAGTTTATTGATACGTGATAGATAGACAGGAGATTACAGACCGCATGGTTGAAACATTAGCAAGAACTAACAAGGATAGAAAAATGACACGAAAAGTAGACACATATGAATATGAAGCATTAGCAGATTGTATTAGATCAGATCAAGTTCCTGCACAAGACATAGCAGAATTTTTCACTGACAAAGCATTCTACAAATGGTATTCAAAAAAGTATTTCGGAGATAAAGATGAAAGCAGGTAAGATATGGGGACAGACAGAACTCATTCATGCTAATGGAGTTCTTGAGTTTCATAGAATAGAATTTAAGAAAGGTTTCAAGTGTTCAGAACACGAACACAAATTCAAATGGAATGGCTTCTTTGTTGAGTCTGGCAAGATGATTGTTAGAGTTTGGCAAGATGATCAGGAAGGTTTGGTTGATGAAACAATTCTTGAAGCAGGTGACTTTACGCAAGTCAAACCTGGCAAGGTGCATCAATTTGAAGGCTTAGAAGATGGAGTTGCTTTTGAATTGTACTGGGCTGAATTCAATCATGACGACATTGTCAGACGCACAGTTGGCACAAAAGTTTCAAAATAATAATAACTTAACATAGGGAAATACTATGCCCAAAAAAAACGGACCTTTAATTTATGAATCACCAGATGGGGGAGATACTGTGTATGCCAAATACAGAGACAACAACAAAATACCAAGATGGCTCGTTGAGTCCAATAAGCAACCAGATATTTTTGAATTCCAAGATTTTGAAGACTGCAAGGCTTATGCAGAAGACTATCCGATACTCAAGAAACAACTTGACAGATTAAAGACAATATGGTATACTATAAAAGATGAAGCCGAAAAGAAAACTGCCGCTGAATGAAATATTTATGGCCATGGACATGGACGCAAAAGGCGCCTTTGATGAATGGTCAGATGAAGAACGAAAAGAACTTAACTTTTGGTTATTAAATCGATATGCTAGTTCGGTAGCTGGATCAAGAGATGCAAAAGAATGGGCAGTGGTTTCTACAAATGAATACTACAACAAAAATTGGAACATACTAGGAACTAGACATCCTAAACTACAATGGCAGTTGCTATGTGCAACGCACAACGCATCACGCAAATCAAGACAACACGTTTGGCAAGGTTTGAAACAAAAAGGTGGTGATGTCAAAGTAGTTAAATGGTTAAAAGAAATGTTTCCTAACATGAAAGAAGATGAGGTAAATTTACTTGCTACAATATCTACAAAACAAGAACTTAAACAGTACGCAGAAGACCACGGGCTGGATAAAAAAGATGTCAAGCTCTAAGCCATTTGTTTGTCCTTACTGTGGTGCAAGTTTTACAAGAGAAAAGACTCTTGCAGTTCATATGTGTGAAAAGAAACGTAGACACTTTCAGAAAGATGAGAAACGTGTGCAGATAGGCTTCTTAACTTTCAATAGATTTTACAAGCTATGTCAAAAGGCAAAAGAAGATAAAACATATGAACAGTTTTGTGACAGTCCTTATTACAATGCTTTTGTAAAGTTTGGTTCGTTTGTAAACAATGTGCGTCCACTGTATCCAGAAAAATATGTAGACTATGTTGTTACAAGCGGAGTAAAATTGGATCAATGGTGCAAAGAAGAACTGTATGAGAAATATGCACTTGAATTAATATTGAAAGAAAGTGTTGAAACTGCACTAGAACGTAGTGTAAAAACAATGATGGATTGGGGTGAGGACAAAGAAGCACGTTGGCAAGATTATTTTAATTATGCAAGTTTAAACAGAGCAACACAAGACATCAAGGATGGAAAAATAAGTCCTTGGTTAATTTTAAATTGTAAGACAGGAAAAGATATGCTTGGAAAATTTAATGATGAACAACTACAAATTGTATATCATGTAATGAATCCACAGCACTGGGCTTTGCGTTTCAAACGTCATGTTGCTGACGTAGAGCTAGTAAAAGAAATAGTGAAAGAAGCAGGACTCTAATGCCAGATATAGATATAGACTTTGCTGACAGAGACATAATACTTGATAAAATTAATCATCGAGTAGCAAGGTTAAACAAAGATAAAAAACACAACACTGGTGTCTATGTAACTGAGATTCCACATAACCCTGTGGATAATATGTCTACTCTTGATTATGAAGAGGCAGATGATAGAGGATATTTTAAATTAGACTTTTTGAATGTAAGTCTATATAAAGATATCACAAGCGAAGAACAACTCAACAGACTTTTACATAAGGAGCCATTATGGGATTTACTTACTCACAAAGAATTCAGCGACAAATTATTTCACGTAGGAGAACACAGTTCACTCCTACAAAAGTTGAAGCCGACAACGATAGAACAACTAGCGGCAACACTGGCGATAATAAGACCAGCGAAGAGGCATCTTATAGACAGGTCATGGCCAGACATAATGAAAGAGGTGTGGGTAAAACCAAGTGATGGTTCATACTACTTTAAGAAGGCACACGCAGTTGCTTATGCTCATGCCATAGTTGTACAAATGAATTTAATATGCGAAAATTTAAAAAATGAAAACAACTAAGGTAACATTCTTTACAAACTTTGAAGAACTTAAAATAAGTTTGCCACCAGTGCCAGCAAGTAAATTTTGGCCTGAATGGTTTAAGAAACAGAAGACTCCAGAGATAGCACCTACACAAGAATCAATAGACAGAGGTGGACCAAAGACAGTAAAAAGTTGTCCAGGTATACTTGATGTGCTTAACATGGGATATATCATTCCTTTGTGGAGCGATTACAAAGTAGTACGTGTTCCTGAAACACCAGAACAACCGCAAGGTATAAGATGGAGAATGCCAGGAGGACAACAAAGTTTGTTTGGTGCAAGTACACATCCAATGGAACAGATATCTGCATATCCATTTGGTCCTAACACATTCAAAGGAAGTTTTAAATTTATGAATCCTTGGTATATAAAAACTCCTCCAGGATATAGTTGTTATGTAATTGCACCTTACTATAACAAACATGATAATTTAGAAATTATGAATGGAGTCATTGATACTGACTTGTATCATGAAGCACACATCAATAGTTTCTTTACTGCACCAATGGGTGAAGAGATAACATTTGAATATGGTATGCCTATATGCCAAGTTATTCCATTCAAGCGAGAAGATTACGAAATGGAAGTTGAGGTAGGTGACCATAGAAGCATGAAGAATAAAGTTACACAATTTATTCACAACAGTTTATTCAAGGCACAACATTACAGAGAAAAATTAAGTCCAAAACGATATAGATGATACTAGACAAAATTAAAGCACGTGGTGAAGAGATGGCTCCCTTAGAAGGGCATGACAGACTTCAATATCTGATTGACATAGCAAGAGAAGTTCCGCCATTAGATGACAAAGATAAGATAGATGAAAATAAAATTAGAGGTTGTGCTAGTAACTTATGGGTGGTAGGACACATGAACAAAGACGGCACCATGTCATACAAACATGATGCAGATGCCTGGATTACAAAAGGTACTGCAAAAGTTTTGGTTGACTTACTCAATGGTGAACACAGAAGTGAAATTGCACATCTCACATTAGAAAGTTTCGAAGGATTGGGTATAAGAAACTTACTTACTATGCAAAGGCAAGTGGGCTTTGGTAGTCTAGTAGAAAGAATGATAACAATAGCAAAAACTATATGACAGCCTCATTTGGTATAGGAATGTTTTTCTTTGGTGTTACTGTAACTGTAATAGGATTTTTTATTGCTTACATAGTTGCTTCAAAACATCATAAAGCTGAAGAAGAAGCTAAAAAAGAAAAAGAAGGTCCTCTTACTTTTTTATAAAAGGTTTCCGTACAAGTTGCACACTCTTTCTTTTCACACGTTTGATTGCAAGATTGCCTATGTTGACCACAGGGCCGGCAGTAACCTTAACATCTTTACTATTCATTGTAATTAGGCAATGCCTAAATTGTGCAAATTCTCTAGGTAAAAATATTGCTATGGGTATAGTCCGATTGCTTTCGTGCCACCATACTTCGCCCATCTCAACAAAGTGTTTCTTTTCTTCATCACTTCTAAGCAAAGTATAAACGTACATACTTGTAACATTGTTGTCCTGGTTGTTAATGATACCCACGTATTCATTGCCACCGTACTGCACAATGCTTAGATAAGGGAAGTTTTTTTCAATATCTTTTAATAACATTTTCTCGATAAATATGTGTATGCAACTAACATATCGATATTTAGCAACCAATAAGTCAGTATTGATAGCAGATCTGACTAACAACATAACGGAGTATAGACCAGTGTACGCAAGAAATATGACAGTCTACAGAGGTATTGACAATGTGCTTACCTTTGAGATTAAAAACCCAGACCAGAAGCCTGTTAGTATTTTAAATACTTACAAGCCTTATTTTGTAATGTTTGACGAAAACAATACACAAATCATTGAACGTGAAGGCACAATCAAAGAAACATCAACGCCTTCTTTTAAAGGACAGTTTACTGTAACAATCACAGAGAATGACCTTCTCAGCTTGAAGTCACAGTTCGCCGCCTACAATGTATACTTGGTTGCTACATCTGATAGTGCAAAAACACTGACCTATGCTAACACACATTATAACGCAAAAGGAACTATTGAGATCAAGGGCGATGCTTTTCCAGGACCTACTGATACATATTCAATTAAAACATTTACTGAAACAGGAGTCAACACTGATATCTTTACAAGTGAAACAATAAGTGGACAACCTGCAATAAATGGAAATGAAGCACTACATACTGCGGCCATTTATAGCACAGACTTTGTAGGTGAAGTTTTTATTGAAGGAACATTAGATAATACTGTAACTGGATCAACCAAATTTGGTGACATAGCAAAAGTAAATCTAACCAATACCACACAACCAAACTATATTAATTTTAATGGTGTGTTCAATCATTTGAGAGTTAGATACGTAAAAACTTCCGGAACAATTGATAAGGTTTTAGTAAGAAACTAGTTGACTTTTCTTTAAGACTATACTATAATTATATTATGAGTAGTTTAGTCTTTGATACATTAATCGCACATCTTCCCGCAAAACGGAAAACGACTCCGAGTGGTTGGACCAGTTTCAATGCTCCATGTTGTCCACATAATGGAACTACTCAAGACACAAGACAACGTGGCGGTTTAATTACCAATCCAAGTGGTGGTGTTTCTTATCACTGCTTCAACTGTGGCTTCAAAGCAAGTTGGAATGAGGGTCGAAAACTTTCCTCAAAGATGAAACGGTTACTTCAATGGCTAGGCGCCTCAGATGATACAATTACTAAATTGGCCCTAGCAGTTCTACAGTACAATGAAACAAAAGGATTGACACAAGACATTGTGTCCTTGCCAGAGTTTAAAACTGTAGAACTGCCAGAAGGTGCAAGACCAATCAACAACTGGGATGACTGGCAGGCACTAGAGCCAACTGGTATTGATGAAAACTTATTTAAGGTTGCAGAATATATGAAGAAAAGGCAACTTAATATTGATGACTACAACTTTCATTGGACACCTAAGCTAGGCTATCGTGATAGACTGATCGTGCCTTTTTACTACAAAGGTGATGTTGTAGGTTGGACTGCTAGAAAAGTTACAGATGGTAATCCAAAATATTTAAGCGAACAACAACCTGGATACGTTTTTAATTTTGATGCACAAAATTACAATAGAATATTTACTATTGTTGTTGAAGGTCCTTTTGATGCACTTGGTGTAGATGGTGTTGCGTTGCTAGGAAGTGAAGTCAAAGATCAACAAGCACTACTGATCAAATCATTAAATAAAAAAGTAATTCTAGTTCCAGATAGAGATGAGAATGGTCAAAAATTACTTGAACAAGCTATTGAACTAGGTTGGTCAGTTAGTATGCCTGATTGGGAAGATGAAGTAAAAGATGTCAATGATGCTGTTATGAAGTATGGCAGAATGTATACTTTACACACAATAGTATCTTCCACAGAAGACAGCGAATTAAAAATTAAATTAAGGAGCAAACAATGGTTTGGTTAAAGAAACTATACAAAAGGATCGTTGGCTTTTTTGAAAATTGGAAAGAACGTAGAAAGTTCAAAAAGAGAATCAAAGAGTTACAAAAGAAAGATCCTTTCATATACAAATAGAAAGAACGTTATGATTAAAAACGATAGAACTGAAGAAGCATACAGAATAATAGAAAGCAAAGTTAACGAAATGTTGACAGACAAAGCTGGTTATGATCCTTTAGAAATAGCAGGAGTAATGTGTGCCCAGGCAATAAGAATATACAAGTCTTGTTTAACACCACAAGACTATGATGACATAATGGAGGCAATATTTGTTTCCAGATTAAACATTGAACAAATGAAAGGTCCGACGAAACATTAATATGGAATATAAGATTATTAGACCCTATGGGCCTACAATATATCACGGTAGGTTGACAGAAGATGAGATAACATACTTACAAGGTGTTGCCAAAGATACACAAACAGCAAGGAATAATGTTGGATATGATTTAGCAGGTAACATCAAAGACCAATTAGGTATTGTTGTCAAAGACCTAGACAGGTTTAATTATATTATTACTCCACACATAAAAAATTATGTAAAGTATGAAGACGAAAGAGTGAGAAGTCATTTTATAAAAGACGTTGGCAATGACAATGATTATGATCATATGCAATTTACTTTAGGTACTGGGCCGTGGATAAATTTCCAAACTGCAAATGAATTTAATCCAATGCACAGTCACGCAGGTATGATAAGTTCAGTTGTGTACATTGACGTACCAGAACAAATTGCACAAGAAGAATATACAAAGGACACTAACATGAATTGTCCTGGACAGATAGAATTCATGTATGGACCAGACGTAGTAGGCTCTAATGGAACGCACAAAATTGTTCCTAAGACAGGAGACTTTCTATTGTTCCATGCAGGTTTAAAACACACGGTATATCCATTCAAATCAGAGGTAACTCGTATAAGCATGAGTTTCAATGTTATGGGTGTATCATACGGGAAAGGAGGCAAACATAATGACTGAATTCACCGAAGGAATGCACAACGCATTTAAAAAAATATTAAGTGGTTCTAGTCTGATGTTGGCATTGATTTACACGGCAGGTCACATAGTTATTGCTATGACTGTGGTTACAGTATTGACTGGTGCAAGTTTATGGGAGGCAGGTGCAGTAGCACTTATTGAACCTTCAATCAATGGCGTATGGTTTTACATACTACATACTGGCTGGAAAAAAATGAAAGGAATATAGATGAGTAACTTAATACCAATGGTAGTCGAATCTACCAATAGAGGAGAAAGAGCATATGACATTTACAGTCGCCTATTGAAAGATAGAATTGTGATGTTGAATGGTCCTGTTGAAGATCATAGTGCAAACATAGTTGTTGCACAGATGCTTTTCTTAGAAAGTGAGAATCCAGAAAAGGATATTAATTTTTACATTAACAGTCCTGGCGGAATAATTACAAGTGGCATGAGCATTTATGATACAATGCAATATGTCAAGTGTGATATAAGAACCATAGTGCTAGGACAGGCTTGTTCTATGGGTTCATTCCTTGCTCAAGCAGGAGCACCAGGCAAACGTATACTTTTACCTAATGCAAGAACAATGATCCATCAACCAAGTGGTGGAGCAAAAGGTATGGCAAGTGATATTGAAATACGTTACAAAGAAATACAGTATCTAAAAGAAAAACTTACAGAGCTGTACGTGAAACACAACACAGCAGGTAAGACTTATGACGACTTCATGAAAGACATGGATCGTGATTATTTTTTAAGTGCTGAAGAAACAATAGCATACGGTCTTGCAGATAAGATTGAGGAGAAACGTAAGTAATGTGTCCAATGTGTTATATAAATGGATTATTGTTTTTAATCTTTGGTGCCTCAGGAGTTGCAATCGCAAATAATCCTTGGGTAATTGCAATAGGTATTATTTTAACTATTGCAGGTTTTTGGTGGATGTGGAGAGCATACAAAAAGAACAAAGGCAAGGGTGGTTTCAAAAAGAATTTAATCACCACTGTGATTTATTTGTTAGTATTCTTAGCAGGATTCATTACTGCATCTTATGTTACACACGACTACTTTAAAACAAAATATGAAACAAAGATCGAGGAGAAACGTAAGTAATGTTGATTTGGGGAATTGTTGGAAACAGTCATGATGCCAGTGTGGCAATCTTTAATAAGAACACATATGACACCTTAGAATGTCTATGGGCAGGATTGTCTAAAGACTTCAGTGGCATAGAACATGATCCACATTTAAATGATAAAATGTTGGAACACATATTTGAAAAAGAATGTTTTAACAATCCCGACAAAATTGTTTGGTACGAAAAACCTTTCTTGAAAACTTTAAGACAATTCAAAGCAGGTCAAGGTTGGCTTGGAAAGGAAAATAATATTAAACAGTATCTAAGCAAATGGAATCTAACTGCTCCTATAAGTTATGTACAACATCATAGGTCACACGCCGCATATGGTTTTTACACTAGTGGACTTGACAACGCAACCATCATGTGTTTGGATTCAATAGGAGAGTTTGAAACATTTACAATATGGGAAGGCAAAGGTGCAAAGCTCAAGCAAGTGTTTTCAGGAAAGTATCCACATAGTGTTGGATTGTTTTATAGTGCAATGACACAAAGACTAGGACTACAAGCAAACAGAGATGAATACAAGGTTGGTGCCATGGGGTCAGAAATTGCAAGTTCAGAAAACTTAGAACTTATAACCGACATGGTTGAAACATTTATTGAACCTCCTTTAAACGGATCCAAGCCTGGTGTTAAATTCAAACACAACTTACACAAAGGTTGCAATTGGTACAAGCCTGAACTTACCACAGAACACGACATGAAGAGATTGGCAGATGCGACTCAATATGTTTTTGAAATGATAGTCCAAAGTAATAGCAAATGGTGTCGTAATAACCTGTCAAGTCGGAACTTAATATTGACAGGAGGTTGTGCATTAAATAATGATGCAGTGAGAAAAATACGTAAAGATTGGAACTACATATATGTACCAAAGAATCCTGGTGACCCAGGAAGTTGTATTGGTGCAGTTTTGGCATTGGAAAGCAAACATATTGACTTTGATCAACAAGTGTGGTATAATAAGTAATGTTTGAGATGTGGTTGCTTATGTGTTTAATGGTGTCTGATGGAAACATGGGAATGAAACAAGAATGCACAGAATATAAAGAGAAGCCATATGTGTTGTATAGGACTGAAGAACAATGTATGTCAGAAGCACAGAAAAAATTAGCAATCACAATGAGAGGTATGTCTAACTTAGGTGCTGACTATAAAAGTTTAAAAGCTGGTTGTAAAAAGGTAAATGATGAAACAAAACACTGATTACGGATTTGAAATACAGAAAACGTATTTGGAAATTATGTTGAGCGATGCACAAACTTTTGTGCGTTGTCAAGCAATATTTGATCCTGAAAGTTTTGATAGAAGACTCAAACCAACAGCAGAATTTATTAAGAACTTTGTTGCAGAACACAACACACTTCCTACAGAACAAATAGTAAACAGTAATTGTCCACAAGTAAAACTAGCTATTCCAACAGGACTTAATGAACAACATTATGATTGGTTGTTGAGTGACTTTGAAACTTTTAGTAGACACAAAGCATTAGAACGTGCAATACTTGAAAGTGCTGACTTGCTAGAAAAAGGCGAGTATGGTCCAGTTGAATCTAAGATCAAAGACGCAGTACAAATAGGATTACAAAAAGATTTAGGTATTGATTACTTTGATGATCCTAAGGGCAGACTTTCTGCATTGAAAGATAACAATGGCCAAGTAAGCACAGGTTGGGAGAGCTTGGATAAGAAACTGTTTGGAGGATTCAACAAAGGTGAACTTAATATTTTTGCAGGTGGTAGTGGTGCAGGTAAAAGTTTATTCCTAGCAAACTTAGGTGTCAATTGGGCATTGAATGGCATGAACGTTGTGTATCTAACATTTGAATTGAGTGAAAATTTAGTTGCAATGAGATTAGATAGTATGATGACTGATGTTCCAAGCAGAGAAATATTTAGAGATTTAGATGGCGTAGAGATGAAAGTAAAACTGGTTGGTAAGAAGTCTGGTGCTTTCCAGATTAAGTATATGCCAAGTGGTAAGAATGCAAATGACATAAGAAGTTTCATTAAGGAATATGAAATCAAAACTGGTAAGAAGATTGATGTAATACTAGTTGATTATTTAGATTTGATGATGCCATTGAGTAGAAAAGTAAGTCCAAGTGATTTGTTTGTTAAAGATAAATTTGTATCTGAAGAACTTAGAAACTTGGCAATGGAACTACAAATTATATTTGTAACTGCATCGCAGTTGAATAGAGCAAGTGTTGAAGAAATAGAATTTGATCATTCGCATATTGCAGGTGGTTTGAGTAAGATACAAACTGCTGATAACGTGATTGGTATCTTTACAAGTAGGGCTATGCGTGAACGTGGTAGATATCAAATACAACTTATGAAGACTAGAAGTTCTAGTGGTGTTGGTGCAAAGATAGATTTAGAATTTGATATAGACAGTTTGCGTATCAGAGATCTTGCAGAAGATGATGAATACAAAGAATTTGATAAACGTAAATCAACTATATTTGATAACTTGAAAAGGACAAGTGTAACAACTGATAAGGAACCTGATACTCCAAAGGAACCTAATCAAGGTGATAGTGTTAAGCCAATCAAGGCAGAAACAGACAGCACAAAACTAAGATCGTTTTTACAAAACTTAAATTCAGAGGAGGAGTAATTGTGGGAAGTGTGGTGCAAAGCACTAGGGAGTAAAGCATATCAAGACAATGATAAAGCGGACAAAGTTGCAATTATTCGAACTTGCTGGGTAGTATTACATATCGTAACTTGCCTAGCAATTATTACTAATGCAATCGCAAATCATGGATGGGGGTTAATAATATTATGGCAATAGATTTATTTTTATTATGTATAGGAACTATTATATTAGGTGCAATATATCATCTTGCATACACAAAGTATAAAGACAATGAATGGCGTAAGAACAATCCAGACGAGTACCAATGGATGGATAAAAAGGATCCTAAGGAATGAGAACATTATACATCTTTGGAGATTCATTTACAGTAGACTACAAAACTGATTGGACCTGGACTAGACAGTTAGCTGACAAGTTAAGGGTTGATGCTATGATGAATAACAGTATCATTGGTTGTAGCAACGAATGGATCATGCACAAGGTTAAAGAAGTACGTCACAAGATTACACAAGATGATATAGTTGTGGTTGTATTAACAAGTCCTTATAGGTATTGGTTCTTTGAAGACAAGCCTGAATTAAGCAATTATAAGATAGCAAACTGGGATAACTTCGCCTCAGACAATGAAAAAGGTCATGTTGATGCAGTAATGGGTTATGTAAATTACTTGCAAAGAGACGAACTAGACTCATTTAGAGTTGAACAACAGGTGGCTTGGATAAAAGAATTAAAACGTAATATAGGATTTACACTACTGCTAATACCAGGATTCACTGTGGACATAGACTACACAGACATCATAAAAGTAATGGGCGACATGACCGGAAGTGTAAGCAACGCAGAATTTGTAACAGAAAAAGATGACGAACAATGGTACAGTGATGGCATTGATACTAGATACAATCACATGATTAAAAGCAATCACGAGATAATGGCAGACAAATGTACCAACAGCATTGTGACAGGTAGCACACTTGACCTTACAATCGGATTCAATAGGCACATACTAAAAGGTAATGAAAGACTTACTGCTACTGATCACATAGGTCAACAACTTGTAGATACAAGTAACAAGTTATACAAGGACCAGCCTAAAGGCCTGAAACATTGGCTCAAAGGCTAAATAGTTAGGCAGAAGAACACAGTCAAGTTTATTTGACTGAAATTTTTTTTGACCTTAAAACAGCAAAGGAAAAAATAAATGACGCAACTAATATCCCCCACAAAGTTTACACACGCAGTTGGCCTTCTTAGGTCATTTTTTTTGGATAAAGGATTTGAAGAAGTCCATACACAAAATAGATTAAGCATACTAGCCGCTTGTGAAGATCCGTTCAACGTAGCAACATACAATTACGCAGGCCAGGTATGGCCCTTACCCCAAACAGGCCAGATGTGGCTTGAACACGAATTATTAAGTAGCCCCTCTTCGAAGGGGTTTTTTTGTGTCTCCACATCCTATAGACAGGAACCAAATGCAATA